AGCTCGCCTGCCGTAAAATTGGTAAACGCTGGTGACGCCTTCGCCATCTAGAACCTCGAATTAATGAAGGTATCGGCAGCGACCGTGCGGCTGTCAGAAATAACTGAGGTGTTAATATCATTGTCTTCCGTCGCATCGACGAAACGCGCTTCGGTCAATTTGTTTGTATAGAGTGAATACATATTGGACGTTAGCGCCGAGCTGCCGACAAGCGCGTAGGCCAGGTCGGCTGCAAGCGCGGCGGCTATGGTTTCAGTCAACAACATATCGTATTGGTTTGCGTCGGTTACGCGGCCAATGTAAATCATCTCTATTGTGCTTTCATTGCACAAGAGCTTGCGCCCCTCGATCTTGTACAGAATGTCGGTGTCGCTGAGCTGTAATACGCGCAGGCAAAACGGATCGGTTGGCAGTGTGAACTGCTGTGAAAACTCGAATGCCGGTGTGTCGGCGTCGGGCGATATGGACGCCCGTGTGGTCAAGCAATTCCAGGGGTGCGCGCGGAACACGCTGTCGCGCACAAACTCAAATCTCTGATTGCATATGCGCGCGGCCTTACTGTCTTCGGTTAGCGAAATGATATTGGACGCGCCAATCTGATTGAGCGCGCTGTTACAAATGTCAACAATGCTTGCCATGATAAATCCTTAAAGAAAAAAGGGGGCAGCCAGAGCCGCCCCCCTTCACCTAGTTGGTGACGTAAAGCATCGTCACTGCGATTGAGCCAGTGCCTGCGGCACCGCCCATTGTCACTGTCACGACCTTGCCGTTTTCGTCAGCGTCAACTTCCTCACCGTTCAGCAGAGCGAGCGTGGCAACAATGTCCACGATCTGGGCTGACGTTGAAGCAGCGGCGGCCTTGTATGCAGCAGCCGACGCGCTGACGGCTGTGCCGTCTGCTTTCGAGTGTGCAGCAAAACCTACTGACAAAGTGGTAGACGAACCGAGTGCATCGTGCGCCAACTGGCCTTGCAGAATGCGCGCGCCATCGGGCAATGCAAACATTTCAATGACATCACCAGATGCCAAAGAAGATGCCTCATATGTGCCGTGGGCAACACGCACTTCTCCGCTAAGCTCATTGGCTTTCACGAAATCAGAGGGATCGTCTTGGGTCAGCGTTGTACGCTGAGTGCTATAAACTGTAGCCATTTCTCAAGCCCTCCTATGCGCTCTCGTCGCAGTCAATCTGCACAACCTTAGCTTCTTCCATGCGGGTCGCCCCAAAAGAAGCGCAGTAGTACACCTGCGTGCTATATGATTTATCGGCACGTTCATCGATCCGGCTTTGAACATCTTTGCCGACGGCTAGTTTGATGCCGTCTTCGGCCCATGCAAAGCATGAGCGGATGTTGCCGGATTTTGCCAAACGTGTGCTGACATGGAACTGAAAGCCCATGAAGCTATTGATCTCACCCTGCACCAGAGCTTTGACCGTGTTGAAGTCTGACGACGTTACGGTCGTGCTGTTCAACAGGGCTTCGATCTGGTCTGGCCCCACGGCGATATGACGTGGGATCGACGGGTCAACCGAACCAAGGTCAAGAATTTTCTTGGCCTCAATAAGTTTCGCCAGGGTCAGGTCAGCAGAACCGTTTGCAATCTGGTTTGCAGAAAGCATGGTTGTGCTTGTCGCGCCTGACTTGCCCGTTTTCGACGTGCCAATGGCTGCTGCGATAATCGCGTCATCCATTGACCGGCCGATGGCTGCGGCAGCAGCTCTGGCATAGGTCGATGTTGGATCAATGAGCATGCGAACTTTATCGGCATCGTCGATAAGGTCAGCCCACTCATAGCTGTCCATAGTCACCATGCGGCGGCTATGGGGTGTGTCCACCGTGGGGGTGTCCCCGTGGCGGCTCGTGCGTTTCACAGCAGCGGCGCTACCTACCTGGTCGAAAAATGCTTTTTCGCCGGTCACTGCTTCCTCAGATACTCCACCACGCAGGATGGAACCCATCTGCTGGGAAAGCAGTTGCACGTTAGCGCTAAATTGCTGTGAAAACGCCGTTGTGATCTGTGTACTCATTTGAGTACCTCCTTTCATCACGGTTGCGTTTAGGGTTCGCTACCCACCGAATGGTGGACGAAAAGGTTTTGCAATGACGGTTGCACCGACCAGGCCGTGTGGTTATCTGGATTTTTTGCTGGATGCCTTTTTCCCTTGGGCCACTGGCTTATCAAGGGGCTGCAAGCACCACTGCAAATTCTTATCCGCTTGCTCAAGCGGGTTTTGTATTATGGCTGCCGAGGCTGTCTCCAGCGTCAGCCGCAAGACCTCAAGCCGAAACTCTCGGTCAGACATCTGTCATTTCGCGTAGACGTAATGCCTCGGTCACAAAAAAATCATGCTCTGGGTGTTTCTGATCCCAATAGGGTGAACCCGTTGCGGTCAGCTCTGACAACCTTTCACGCACATCGGCTGTGGTCATTTCGCCGGATGTCTTCATGCCCTCAAGGCTGTCCTCACCAATCTTGGTGTTTATAAACTCGCTGATGTTGACCATCATGCGAATGACCTCTGGGTGATCGCCCAGCAATGTGCCATCGGCCATTTGCAGCTCGGTCAAACCCTCGACTGCAAATTCATCCATGACTGCATTTGCATTTCCAAGGCGATCATCGAAAGCCGCGCCATATTCCTTTTTGAGTTCGATTTCCGTTTCGGTTCTGATCTGCTCAATTTGTCCGTCATTCATTGCGACGCTGCTGCCGAGCATTTGGTTATAGCCCTCAAGAAGCTTCTGCGCTTGTGGGCCTGTTAAGCCCACCTCATGCGCCGCCCCTTTGAACCAGCTCACAAGATCGTCATCAACTGCGACGCCGTCCGGCACCTCATTGATCAGCTCGTACTCATCGGCCGTGTCAGGTCGCCCAAGCCGACGATAGACCTCGTCCCAGTCTTCCGGCGTCGCATGCTTGCCAGGGATAGCCACCTTGTCTGCGCCAATCATGGACTGCGCATTGACGTAAGATTTAGCCAAAGCCCCAACATCGCTAATGTGTTCTAAAGATTTATGCCCTCGAATTTCTTCGGGTATTCCAGTGCGCCAGTCTTCTGGACTAGCAACAGACTGGGCTACCTCTGCATCAGCAGAGACCTCAGCTACCTGCTCTTCACTCATATCGAAACGGTTTCCTCTTCGTTTGGTTTGTCGCGCAGCATTGATCGAATAAATAGCACTACCGTGCGCTGGCCTTCACGGTAGGCTGTCTCGCATGGGTCATTTGAGAATGTTGAGCTTTGCTCGCAAAATCTCAGGCCCAAATCGTGTAGAACTTTGTCGCCGTCCTCGCTATCGAAAACGAGCTTATAAAGCTCGACCGTATCTTCCGGCCTCATGACTGCACCGCATCAAGTGCGCGCACCATCGGTGCGGCATTGCCTGCTGCCTCTGCGGTCTCAACAAGCTCAGCCTGCTCTGCTGCTGCCTGCTGCTGTTGCTCACGCTGCGCGCGCAACACGGCCACTTCGCGGTCGCCGCGCACGGCTGCTGCTGGCACACCCAGGATTTTGATCAGGTGTTTCGAGATACCGTCGCTATCGACATAATCCATGATCGATGGGTCGAGCTGGGTCAGCGGCCCCATCAGCTCAAGCAAGCGGGTCATAGACTGGATGTCGCCTTGGCGCTGTGCTTTTGCCAACGGGCTGACATATTCGATTTCGAGGTTTTGGTTCGTCATAAATTCTGGTGCGGGTTCATATGCTTTCTGACGCGATAGGATGCTATAGACCCGCGTGATAAGCGGTTGCAGCAGCTCTTGGCTAAGCCTGCCGGTCAAGGGGCCAAGCAGGCGCATTTTTTCTTCAGTGCGCTGTATGACCTCCGTTGCGGTCATCTGCGGCCCAGTTCCAAGAATGAGCTGGTCTACATAGTAAGCAGCCCGAATTGCCTGGCGGCGCTGCTCTTCCATGTTCAAACCAAGCGGATTATTAGCGCCAATATTTAGCGGTTCGATGCGGTCGCGTGTGCCGGAGCGGTAAAAGTTAAGACCGCCTGGTATGGTTCTGACCGGCAACATGAAGCCGTCGTCTGGCACCAAGAGCGGTGGGTCAACCTGCTTTTGCGCGGCACGGATCGTTACCTCAGACATCTTGTTTAGCATTTTGATGTCCGGCAGCGCGGTCATGGATGGGCTGCGCCCATAGCCCAGCTCGGAGCTGGCCTTGGTAAATCGCGGTGCCATGTATGGGAACTCGTCAAAGCCGCTTTCAGAAAGCACCACTTTTTGATCCGGCTCAATGTACACGGATGCAAAAGGTTTGTTTTCTGCTGTTACCTTGGTTGCGTCGCGTTCTTCGCGTGGGAAAACAGCATGCACCAGTGTGATTTCTTCATAAGGATTTTTCGACGCCTTTTGCTGGATTTTATTATCGAACTTGTCGTCGCCAAATCGCTGCATCGCAGCGCGCGCTGGCATCTTGAATTTGCGATAGACCGTATCCACGCGGCCTTTGTCATCCTCTGACAGAAAGCATTCGCGAATATGGCGTGTCGAGAACCTGACCTGCTGATCTTCATCCTTATCTACAAACATCACGGCTGTCCCAAAGGTGACTAGATCAAGGTACAACTCCGCAATCTGCTCTTGAAAGTTAGAGCGATTGAATGCCTGGTACATCACGTCTTCGACGCTTTGTAGCCATTCCATAGCCTCATCATCGCCGTTCAGCTCGCGGTCTGAATATCGCAGGCTAAACCAGCTTGTGCTGCCATTGGTCAGCATTCCGTGCAGGGATGCAGCCAACAGCTCGGCGGCATGAATGGCTGTGCCGTCAAAGACCAGCTCGGAGCGCTTGTCACCAGCCGATCTGTTTTTTGTGACATCTGCCTTTCTCGGCACCACATAGTCAGCCACCTCTTGCCAGTGGCTTTCCCAGGTCTGCCTTTGGACAACAAGACTGTCCAATCGCTTCAGCAATATCTGTGCGGTTTCGTCGGCCATCTAGCTTCCTAACAATGTTTTCTTTTCAACAGGCGCATCACCCAGCACACCCTTGCCGCCGGTCAACATGGTGCCACTGCGCCTTCTGCGCCGACGCCTTCTCAACGCCGAAATGCGCTCGTCTTCATCGCCATAAAGCACACCGGCGGGGATCACCCCTTCGGGACGTGCTGCCTGGTTCAGTTCTTCGCCGGTCTGCAAGGGCGGCAACCCTGCTAGCCTGCGCCGCTCATTGATGCCCTTAACAACATTTGCGCCGATTTTTTTCGCGTCTTCGGGCGTGTATTTGGATAATTTTACTTTTGCCACGCTAGCCCCCCAGCAATGTTTTCTTTTCCGTTGCTGCTTCGCCGGACAGGCCCTGGCCGCCTGTCACCATTGTTCTTGCGCGCCTGCGTTTTCGTCGGCGCTGCCGATCTGGATCGGCGTCGTCCTCGGCATACACAACCTCTTTCGGCATAATCACAGGATCGGGCGGCTCAATCACCTTTTGTTGATAGGCCGGTGTTTGCGATTGCGGTGGTGGTGCCTTTGGTTTTTTGACAATGCCGAGTGCCTTGCCTACTGATTTTACTACACCGCCCATGCTAAGCCCCCAGCCTTTCGTCTTCGATGTCATTTTGCTCAGCTAGTAGTGATCTTCTGCGAGCTGGTATGGCCTGGCCACGCACCTGGCGACGCCTTCTACGGCGCCCAGTTTGGTCTGTCTCATTGCCAGCAAATTCAACAGGGCCTGGATCAACGTCGCTGGGGCTGGCCATTGGAGCTGCGCCCTTTGTGGCAGCAGTTGACTGCGCCTGCTTTTGCGCCTCTTTTTCTTTTTCCTGTTTGGCTAATGCAACAAACACTTGGCCGATTGGCGATTTGGTGTCTGGGTTTTCCTCGGCAAATTTCCGGCCTAATTTCACAAAGCCGCCTTTTACCAGATTATTCATAACCGCGCCGCCCATGACTACGCTCCCTGCTTGCCAGCCTTACGCGGAGTGCCACCACCTAGCAGGCTTTTATATTCCAGCGGGGTGTCTTCCAGAACGCCAACAGGCGATGTCGCAATAGCGGTCTTGGGGTTTACCTTTTTTTTATCTTGCGACTTTTTTTGCGTCGCCTCGACAACTGTTGCCGGTCTAATCACTGGGTCGGGCTGCGTGATAATCGGCGGGGGTGGAGGAGGCGGCGGCGGCGGTGGTGGTGTTTTAGGTCTCAAAAATCCCATTACATTCTAACTCCCAAAGGGTTGTATTTGCTGTCTGCAACGGCCTGTGGTGGCCGGTCATAGCTTCGTGTTTCTTTCAGCCCGACGGCCAGATAGCGAAACGCATCGGCTGCATGTGACGACCAATCGTGGACGGGCGTATTCCTAAATGATCGCAGGCGCTCATTGTATGCGCGGTGATATTGGCGCAGGGCCTCTAGCCCAGGCCCACAATTCCCCTTGTCAAACCAACAGCGCGGGATCAGCATTTGTGCGGCATGGATGCCATCTTCCAGAGGCAGCTTTGGAACCACCCTAAAGTTAAGCCCCAAGTCCCATGCGACCTCGCGCCTACTTTTGCCGGAACCCAGCTCGCGCACCTCAATGTCATGCGGGGCGTTATGGCTACCGTAAAAATACTCTTTCTCAGAAAGCATTTTGGCGTAATGCGGCAGTCCTTCGCCACGGTTCTCGTAAAAATCTATGAC